TGCCGCCGCGGATGTGACTGCAACAAAGACCGCGCCTGCCCAGCCCAAGCAGCCCGAAGCACCTGGCGCCGGCATGGCGAAGATGGTGGTGGCTCTGGCCGCTGCCCAAGGCAATCGCCAGGCTGCGGCGCAACTGGCCATTGAGCGTGGCTACGGCGAGCATATTGCCGCTTCGCTGAATACGCTGACGTCGGCTGCCGGTGGTGTGCTGGTGCCTACCAATCTGTCCAGCGAGGTGATCGAGCTGTTGCGCCCCAAGTCCACGGTGCGCAAGCTGGGCGCGCGCCCCTTGCCTCTGAACAATGGCAATATGACCATCCCGCGCCTCAAGGGTGGTGCTGTGGTTGGCTATATCGGCTCTGATTCCGATGTGCCGGCAACCCAGGGCGAGTTCGACGACCTGAAGCTGTCGGGTAAAAAGCTGGCGGCCCTGGTGCCCATCAGCAATGACCTGTTGGCCAACTCTTCGGCCAATCCGAATGTGGACGCCATCGTGGTGGGCGACCTGACCAGCGCGCTTGCGGCTCGCGAAGACAAGGCCTTCCTGCGCGATGACGGCACCTCCAACACGCCCAAGGGCCTGCGCCACTGGGCATTGGCTGCCAATGTGTTCGCGCCGACTTCGGCCACGCCGACGCTTGCAGAGGTGGACTCTGACCTGAACAAGGCACTGTTCCGCCTGGAGAACGCCAACGCCAACATGACCAGCGTCGGTTGGGTCATGAACCCTCGCACCTTCCGTTTCCTGGCCTCCATCCGCGATGGCAACGGCAACAAGGCCTACCCGGAGCTGGACAACGGCTTCCTCAAGGGCTATGCCGTTGCATTCACCACGCAGATTCCTGCCAACCTGACTGTAGGGGCAGATTCCAACGGCTCGGAGCTGTACCTGGCCGACTTCGGTGATTGCTTCATCGGTGAAGACGAAGGTCTGGTGATCGACTACTCCAAGGAGGCCACCTACAAGGATGGCCAAGGCAATGTGATCTCCGCCTTCCAGCGCGACCAGACCCTGATTCGTGTGATTGCCAAGCACGACTTTGGCCCCCGCCACGTCGAATCTATCGTGGTGCTCAAGGATGTGCAGTGGGGCTCCAGCTTCGGCTAAGCCCGCCTTGTTTTGACCTGCTCTGGCCGCTGGCCGGGGCGTTCAAGGAGTGAGTCATGGAAAAAGTAGTCGTACTGTTCACCAAGCCCTTCGGGGCTTACGCCAAGGGCGACCGCGCTGGCTTTGATGCGGGCGCGGCCAAGCATCTTAAGGATCTGGGTGTGGCCGAGTCTGATGCGGAGCCTGATGCAGACGAAGTTGAGCAAGAGCTGGATGGTGTCCAACCTGCCCAAGTTGGCGCTGCTGAGGAGAAATTGCAGGAGCTGGCACCCGAGCAGCCTCCTGCGGAGGACGCGCAGCAAGCGCCCCAGGCCTCCGAGCCGCAGTCCAAGCCAGCAGGCAAAGCACCGAAGAGCGCCAAGGCATGATTGCCCAGTACCTTGGCGATGAGCCTTTGACACTTGCCGAGGTGAAGCTGCAATGCCGAGTGGATGGTGAGGAAGAGGATGCCTACCTTGAAGGTGTCCTTATCCCGGCCGCACGCGCGCTGGCCGAGGAGGTCAGTGGCTCAGCCATCCGCAAGGGGCGCTATATCGAGCAGGCCAATGACGCAGGCCATTCGGTGCTTGCCTGCGGCGGCGTGATTGAGGTGGAGAGTGTCACTGTCAATGGCGACGCTGTGCCTTTTGTCGTTGCGCAGAGTGGCCGGCGCACCTTGGTTCAGGCATCGGGATTTGTCGGCAAGGCTGCCCAGATCACATACACAGCAGGTATCGACATCACGACGCACGCGGGCGTGCGCGCCTGGATGCTGCTGGTTGTCGCCTGGCTCTATGCCAATCGTGAGCTGATGGGACAGCGCGAGGGGGCGAAAGCGCCTCCGCACATCAGCGCTGCTCTCTTGTCGAGCATCAACATGCAACCGGGGTTCTGACTATGGACGCAGGAAGTCTTCGAGACCGCATCCACATCCAGCGCCGCTTGCCTGGCGGCGGGCTTGGCCAGCTATCGAACAACTGGGAAGAGGTTGCCAAGGCCTGGGCAAACATTCGCTTTGCATCGGGCAGCGAAACTGTGCGTGCAGGGCAGGTGGCCAGCAAAGCTCAAGCCAGTATCCGAATTCGATGGCGCACTGATATCAAGGCTGACATGCGTGTTGTTTGTGCAGGCGTGGAATACAGCATCAAGGCCGTTTTGCCAGAGCGGCAGCGCCGCGAGTATGTGGACCTGGTCTGTGAGGTGACCAATGGCTAGGGGGGCAAGCTCTCTGATTGCCGCAGTCGATCTTTCAGACCTCGAATCGCTCTTTGATGATCTGGGAGATGCAGCCGAAGAGGCGGCGCGGCCTGCGGCACAGGCTGCCGCCCAGGTGTTCTACGACACAGCCAAGATCAACGTCGCCAGAATCCAGAAGCTCTCGGGGAACCTGGGCAAGGCTATTTATCAGGCCTTCTCACCTGAGAACAGCGGTCAGGGCGTTGCTGAATATCACATCAGCTGGAATGCCAAGACCGCGCCGCACGGCCATCTGCTGGAGAACGGATTTTGGCAGCGCTACCAGGTGGTAATGACCCGAAAGGGCTGGGTGACGCTGGCACGGCCGGAGAGCGCTGGCAAGAAGAAGCCGCGGCGCAGAGCCAGTCAGGCCGAGAAGGATGCGTACTATCTGCCCCGTCCGGGTGGGCCGGTCTACATCCCGGGCAAGGCCTTCATGCGCGGCTCGCTGCGCGCAGAGCCGGCTGCTGTGCTGGCCTCGGCTGATGTGCTTTGGCAAGCTTTGGAAAGGGTGAAGTGATGGACGAAGCTCTACACGCAGCCATTGCGGCCGTAATCCCGAGTTGCTATGGCACTGTGGCCCCGGCCAACGCGCAAACTCCTTATGTGATCTGGCAGCGCTTTGGTGGCGATACCAGCGAATACCTGGACAACGAGGATTCTCAGGTAGACGCCGCCGATGTGCAGATCCGGATTTTCAGCCAAGATATTCTGGAGCCGAAGCGGCTGATGCAGCTGCTTGTCAGCGCATTGCGCGCCCACCTAGATCTCGTTGTCCGGCCGATAGGCAACTTCCGCGACGACTACGACCACGACATGGATCTTTACTCAGCTGACCAGGACATCCGCGTCAGCTACTGACTTCAACGCCCGCAAGGGCCAAACAACCCGCCATGGGAAACCATGCGGGTTTTTCTTTGCCTGAAAGGGGCACAACCATGCGCAAAGTTCCTCTGCCCGATGGGGCAAAACTCAATCTGTACACCGCCGCTCTTACCGCCTTGGCCGCTGGTGCAATGTCCAATGCAGCACATGCGGTGGTGACAGTGGCCAATAGTTTGCAGGCTAAGGCTGTAGTCGTCATCACCAGCGAGGACTACCCGGAGCTGGAGGGGCGCGTGGCCCGCGTCAAGGCCGCGACGGCCGACAGCGTGACTCTGGACGGTGTTGATACCAGCGATCTCACAAAATTTCCGATGGGTGGAGAGGTATCGTTGATCCCTCTGGTTGCCAACGAATGGCAGCGCCTGCCTTACGTGCCCAGTTTCGCGCTGAGCGGTGGTGAGCTCAAGACTGGCAGCAGCAGCTATCTGGATGTTGAAGACGAGCAGGAATTCAGTCAGGGTCGCTCGGCGCGCCGCCTGGAATACACCAACAGCTGGAAACAGGATGGGGCGGCTCGTGCTGCTCTGAAGGCTTCTGACGGCATGGAATCTGTGCATCGTCTGGACTTCAAGGACGGCTCCGCTAGCTACTACGTGGGCGAGCTGGCCTATGACGACACACCGACCACCGAGAAGGGTGCCGAGATGACTACCAAGTCCACGGTGCTGTTGCGTGGCGCTCCGACCACTCTGGCTAAGGCTGCTTGATCATGAGCGAGCAGATTGCACGCCAGATCGTGCTGGGCCAGCGGCCCAAGGGCATCGTCCATTCCCTCAAGGTCGCCATGCCGGATGGCACCGAGGGTCTGCTGCCCGTGACCTTCCGATACCGCGATCGCGTGGAGTTCGGTGCATTCCTCGACAGCATCTTTGCTGTAGAGCCTCCGGCGTTTGATCCCGCAGCAGGTCAGCCCTCTACGCAGCAGCAGCGAGGCGTAGTGCAGATCAACGGGCAGTACATCCATGGGTGCTTACTTGAATGGGGGCTGGATGCTCCGTTCACCCTGGACAACTGCATCCAGCTGGCGAGCGAACTGCCAGCAGCGACCCAGGCCGTGATGAACACCTACAAGCAGCTGTGCATGGAGGGCCGCCTGGGAAACTGATTGCGGCAGCGCGTGCGCGATACATGCAGCTCCCGGATGCCCTGTACCTCAAAGAATGGGGACTGCCGGTGAGCCAGTACGCCGACATGTTCAGTGTCCAGGTCTGGCCCGAAAACTGGACTGCCTGGTGCCTGTTCGATGCCCTGCAGACGCAGTGGCGCGTCGGCGCCGGCGGTGTGGTGGGGCTGGACTACGGCGTGCTGGCCGATGAACTTCGCGCCCGCGAAATCCCCCATGAAGACCACGATCGGCTGCGGGCCGAGGTGCGCGTCATGGAGGCTGCCGCACTTCAAGAAATCTATGCTGAGGCTGAAAAATGAGCGATACCGACCGCCGTAAAGTCCAGATTGAGGCCTCACTGGACGCCACAGGCGTGCGCGAGGGTGCCGTTGACGCTGTGGCGGCTGCCAAGGGCATGGCCGCAGGCGTGGAGGCTGCAGGCCAAAAGGCTGCGCAGGGTCTCAAGCCCCTGGAGACACAGCCGCAGCAGGCTGCAGTCGCCATGTCTCGGGCCGAGAAAAACATGGTCGGCAGCATCCAGCGCGCCACGGTGGCCATGCAGTCGGGTGGCAAGGCCGGCTCGGAGTACTACGAGATTCTGGCCAAGCAGCGCGGTATCTCGGGTGATGTGCTCAAGCCTTATATCGACCAGTTGCGCCAGGCCGAGGCAGCGCAAAAGCGCCTGAGCCAGTCCGGTCAATATGTCATGAGTGACCGCGCTCACTCTGCTGCGATGCGTGGTGTTCCTGCGCAGTTCCAAGACATCATCGTGTCGCTGCAGGGCGGGCAGAACGCCATGACGGTATTCCTGCAGCAGGGCTCTCAGCTGATGTCCATGTTTGGTGGGGCGGGTGAGGCCGCCAAGGCACTGGGCGGCTATGTGCTGGGGATGGTGAACCCGTTCACGCTTGCGGCCGCAGCAGCTGGCGTACTGGCGTACGGCCTGTACTCAGGCGCCAAAGAAGCCCATGCATTCCTGGTCGTGCTGCAAAAGACTGGCAACCATGCCGGCACCAGCGTCCAGCAACTGGTGGACATGTCGGCCGCAATGGATAACGTGGCAGGTATTACCCAGGCCAAAGCGGCCGAGGCCCTGGTCACATTTGCAGCGAATGCTGGCGTTGGTGCTGAACGCCTGCAGCGCTACACCACGACAGCGATTGAGTGGGAGCGTGCCACCGGGCAATCCGTGGAGGAGGTGGCCAAGGACTTCAAGAAGTTGGGCGAAGACCCCGTCAAGGCGGTGCTTGAGCTGAACAAGCAAATGGACTTCCTGACGTCGGCAACCTTTGAGCAGATCAAGTCGTTGCAGGAAGTGGGGCGTGAGACGGATGCAGCCCGCGTGGCCCAGGACGCCTACGATTCGGCCATTGCCGGCGCTACCAGCACGATCACCGCCAATTTGGGCCTGGTGGAGAAGGGATGGATTGCCATTCGGAATGTGGGCGCCGAAGTGATCGACATGATCAAGTCGCTCGGCCGACAGGAGGGCATGCATGCTGTGGTGGAGCGGCTGCAGAAGGAGGTCAATGACTACCAG